AAGGCTGTATACGACAACACCCTGACAGGCGTTTCATTCTCTGCTGGTGTTCAAAGCATTAGGAATGCCGTTAGCGGTGATCTGGGGCGTTACGCCAGCCAACAACTGCACGATGCCCTGCTTCAGTTTGACCGATCAATCAATACAAAGATCGCATTAGAGAGTGGCGCGACCAGCTTTAAATATCACGGGCCAGACGATGAAGCTACGAGGGAGTTCTGTTCTAGGCATGTGGACAAGACATATACGATTGATGAGATTACCGATATTTGGCAAGGCGAATGGACTGGCAAGATAGATAGCAACGCCTTCATTAGTGCTGGCGGTTATAACTGCCGACACAGGTTCAGGCCTGTTTTTGACCTTTAATGTTATAAGTCAAGATATATGATAAGATTTTAATTCACCACTACTCGTAAGAGGCACGTCACATGAGCGATGAAATCATGGAAACAGAAGTTGGTACTGAGGCAACGGCTACAGAATCTCAGGGTAAGATGTTTTCGCAATCAGAACTTGATCGAATTGTTGCAGACCGTATTGCACGAGAGCAGCGCAAGTTTGAGAAGCAATTATCTGGCATTGATATAAGCGAAGCCAGACAACTACTTCAAGACAAAGAAGCGGCTGAACTTGAGCGACAAAAGGAACGCGGCGATTTTGAATCTGTATTGAAGAAAACAGTAGAAAAGAAAGATCAGGAAATCAGTGCATACAAGAGCAAGCTGCAATCCACTTTAGTGGACGGTGCTTTACTAAGCGCGGCAAGTTCTAACAACGCTGTAAACCCTGAACAAGTATCTGCACTGTTGAGAAGCAATCTACGTCTGTCTGATGATGGCAGCGTTGAGGTTCTTGACAGCAATGGCACACCACGGTATAACGACAGCGGAAATCTGTTGTCAACTGGTGAGCTGGTAGCAGAATTTTTGACGGCAAATCCTCACTTTGTTAGAGCGTCTCAAGGCGGTTCTGGCAGTCAAGGTAACGCTGGTGGCTCTACGCAGAAGTCTTTATCTGTGGCTGATATGGTAGCTAACTGGAACGATGGTGGCAAAGAAGCATTTGCTGCTATGAAAAAGAAAGCGCCTAAATAACCAATTTTACCCTAACTATTTAATTTGAGGATTTACTCATGGCTGCTACAACTTCAACTACTTTAGACGATCTATTTGTCAATATCATTGCTCAGGCGCGTTTCACCGCTGAGGAGCAATCTTTGATGATGGGCCTCGTTACCCAATACGACATCGGCGCACAAGCCGGTAAGACTATCCAAGTTCCTAAGTACCCAGCGATTGCTGCTGCTGGCCTAACTGAAGGTTCGGATATGAGTTCAACCGCTGTATCAACTAGCTCAGTATCTGTAGCTGTTGGTGAAGTGGGCGCACAGGTCATTCTGACTGATATGGCTGCATTCGGTGCAGGCAACCCAGCCGTTGAGCTTGGTACTGTTCTTGGTAACGCTATTGCTACCAAAATGGATACCGACCTTATCGCTCTGTTTGCTGGCTTCTCTGGCGCACTTGGTGCTGCTGGTCAAGAAATCACTGTTGCTGATCTGTTCAAGGCTGCTGCTACTCTGCGCGCTAACAAGGTTACTGGCGTTATCAATGCCGTTGTACACCCTTACCAAGCGTATGCACTGAAAGCTAACCTGACCAACAGCTTTGCCAACCCTAACGGCGGCGATCTTCAGAACGAAGCAATGCGTAACGGTTATGTCGGCACTATCGCTGGCATCAATGTTTACGAATCAGCTAACGTACCTGTAGACGGTGCTGGTGATTCTGTTGGCGCAGTATTTGCCCCAGAAGCTCTTGCTATCGCTATGAAGCGTGACTTCAACATCGAGACTCAGCGTGACGCATCTTTGCGCGCATGGGAACTCAACGCTACTGCCATTTATGGTGTTGGCGAGTTGGACGATAGCTACGGCGTTAAGATGACTTTTGACTCCGTACTGTAAGTAAGAATAAGCCCACCTCTTTCGGGGGGTGGGTTTTTACTGAGGTATAACATGGCATTTTCAACTGATTCAGATTTAGCAGAGATTGTACCCGACATCCTTTCATTGGGAATTTTATCTTTCACTGACGAACACGCTAAGGCGCAGTTAGATATTGAAAGAGAGATTCGCAATCGTTGGTGGGAAAAGCGCGGCATATCCGGCGAACTAAATACAAGTTTATTGACTGAAGCACAGTGGACTCGATCTGCTGTTTATTTGGTCTTATGGAAGTACGCACTGCCCCAGCTTACAAACTGGGTTGACGGTGATCGCTTTCAGAACATGATTGATTTCTACAAGTCACGATATGGCGAAGAACTAGAAGCCGTATTCCAAGACGGTGTAGAGTACGATGCAGACGATGATAATGTGATTGATGACAGTGAGAAAGCTGCCGTTAATCATGGCAGGCTGGTTAGATAAATGGAAATCAGTGTTGGCTCAAACGCTAAAGAGATTGCCAAGCGGTTAGGCAAGAAAGGCAAAGAGCTATCGGCCAGCGTTAAGATGGCATTATCTATAACGGCTCAGGTCGGCGTTAGCATTATTGAAGATCGTACCAGTCAATCGCAAGGCTATAAGGACGGTGCTTTTAAGCCATATTCTTATGCTTATCGGTTGTTCCGATCTAAAAAGAAAAGAGGCACTAAGCCAGATTTACAATTTACTGGTCAGATGCTTGGCTCGATGACAACTAAGGCTAACGGGAAGCAGGCTGAGATATTCTTCAGTAGAGCTACAGAATCTAAAAAGGCCGCGATGAATAACAAGACGCGCCCTTTCTTTGGGTTTAGTCGCAAAGAGCAACAGAGATTAAGCGAAGTATTTTTTAAGGCGTTGAAATGAGTGTTCGAGAAAACATAGCAAACAACATTGTAACAACGCTTCAAGCGGTTAATTTGCCGGTGAAGATTAAGTACGTTACCCGCGAACCGTTTGATTTTAACAAGCTATCTAACGCGCAGTATCCGGCCATCTTGGTTCGTAGTGCTGGCGAAGATAGAGAAGATTCCAGTCTGGGCGGTTCGATCACCCAGCGCATGGCCACCATCAATTATGAGTTAGTTTGTTTTGTAAAAGCCGGAGTTATTGATACGGCAAGAAACATTATAATTGAAGCCATTGAAGAAGGTCTTGATGTAGACAGGAAGCGTGGCGGCAATGCGCTAGATACGCAGATAACAAGCATCGAGATTGATGAAGGTTCTATCGACCCCATTGGTGGGGTTATAATGACAGTTCGCGTTCTGTATCAATACACACGCGGCACAACTTAATTTTAAACAGAGGTAATTCAAAATGGCAACAACTACAGGTTCAAGCGGAGTAGTAAAGATTGCGGCGGCAGGTGGTACTGTTGCTGCTGTAGGCGAAGTTCGCTCATTCACTTTTGACGGTTCAGCCGACACGATTGAAAGCAGCGTAATGGGTGATTCAGTTCGTAGCTATAAAGCTGGACTCAAAACCAATACTTTGTCTTTTGATGTTTATTGGGATAAAGCGGACGCACAGCATCTCGTTCTTGATGAGCGCGCTTCAATTGATTTTGCTCTATACCCAACTGGCACAGGCTCAGGCGAATTATTCCTGTCTGGCTCTGGCGTAGTAACAAGCCGTTCAATCACTGCATCTTTTGATGGCATGGTTGAGGCGAGCTTCACAGTACAATGCAGCGGAGCAGTAACAGAAACCACAGTACCATAAGGGGCAAAATATGGGGTTAGCAAAAGAGCTACGAAATAGAAGAAAGATCAACGCACGAGAAGTTATCGTCCCTGCATGGGGTGACGATTCTGGCGCTTTTAAGATGTATTGCAGACCGATTACCTGCTACGACTTAGATCAGCTACAGAAGAAGCACCCTGACTTTCTTCAAAACACTACAATCGGCGCAATGGTTGATTTGATTTGCATGAAGGCAGAAGATGAAAGCGGCTCCAAGCTGTTTACGTCTGCTGAAGATCGAATCGACTTGATGGGTGAAGAAACGAATGTAATCTCTGAGATTGCTAATCAGATGTTTGCTCAGATTGAGTCCGTTGAGGTGGCTGCAAAAAACTAAAAGCCGATCCGTTAAGAATGAACTTATTATCCTTGGCTGATCGGCTGCACATAACAATTGAAGAAGCAGAAGAAATGCCGCTCAATCACTTCTATGAGTGGGTGGCTTACTTCCAGATAATGAGCGAATCTAATGGCTGAAAATGTAAACATTGTTATTAAGGCGTTTGACAAGACTAAGCCTGCCTTCAATGGCGTAACGAAAGCACTCTCTGGGATAACTTCTGCCGTATTCAGTATGCGCTCTGCCCTAGTTGTTCTTGGTGGCGCTGCTGGCTTTGGCTACATGGTCAAGGCATCTATTGATGCAACGGACACCTTAAAGAAAACCGCTGACAAGATTGGCACAACCACTGAAGCTCTTAGTGCTTTACGTTATGCTGCTGAAATATCGGGCGTAGCAACAAACACGCTTGACATGGCTATGCAGAGATTCACTAGGCGAACGGCTGAAGCTGCAAAAGGTACGGGCGAAGCTAAGTCTGCACTTAAAGAACTTGGCATTGATGCCAGAAAACTCCAACGACTTTCACTTGATCAGCAGATGCTTGTGCTGTCTGACGCATTCTCTGGCGTTGGCAGTGAGGCCGACAAGGTTCGCCTAGCGTTTAAACTGTTTGACTCTGAGGGTGTTGCCCTTGTAAACACCTTATCACTTGGCTCCAAAGGTCTTGAGGACTTATTCGGTCGTGCTAAGGCTTTGGGCATTGTTATGTCTGGCAATGCTGCTGGCGGCGTTGAGAAAGCGAAAGATGCACTGCACGATTTATTCTCTATCGGTAAAGGTTTAAGAGATCAATTTGTCGCCGCACTTGCCCCAGCTATTAAGCATGTTGCTGAACGGTTCATTAACTTCTTTATGGTATTGAATCAAACGCCTGACGGCATTCAGCTTTGGGCTAAGGATTTAGCAAAAGGTTTTATTGACGCAACTATATCTATAGCCAAAAGCATTAAGTCAATTCTTTCTGGAATTTCAAATGCTTACAATTTCATGCAGAAAAAGATTAACGATTTTCGTACCTTTTTGGCTAAAGATGAAATACAAGGCGTAACAGATCAAGTTAATATGCTTGGGGAAGCGTATAATGCATTAAGTCAAGACCACGCATTAAGCCTAAAGATGACAGGCCAGCTAATGTTTGGTGGAATTGGGCGCGACCTTCAAAGCGTTACGCTTGCTTGGGAAGATGCTATGAATAGGCTTGAAATAGCCAAAGGAAACTTAACAAGAATAACCCCTGCCGATAAAATTAACATGGGGTCAATTATTGATATACCTGCACTAGAAGCAGAAGCCGCAGAACTAAAAGGAATTATTGATAACGTATTTACTTACGTGCCAAAAGAAAACACCATTTTAGAACAAACTAATCTATTTAAAGATGCGTTTGAGGAGTGGAGGCTATCAATTCCAGACCTTGATGAATCTCTAAAATCTCTTGCTAATCAAGGTCTGAACGGATTAACCGATGCGCTTACCGCTGGCGTTACTGGCGCAGCTACCTTTGCCGAAGCCATTAAGTCGATGTCTAAGAGCGTAGTTGACAGCCTGATTAAAATGCTGATCCAAAAGTACATTGTAGATGCTGCTTTTGGATTCATTACAACAGCCATTGATAGAGGAATTGCTAGTATGCGAGATGGGTATGGTTTTGATATGAGTGACCCATTTGCAGACAACTATGGCGGTAAGGCTATCGGCGGTTCTGTTCAACGAGGTCAGCCATATATGGTTGGCGAGCGCGGCACTGAGATGTTTATTCCAAATCAGAGCGGCTCTATTGTTCCAAACGATAGACTAGGCGGAGGTGGTAGCGTGGTGGTTAATCAGACCATTAACGTAAGCACAGGCGTTCAACAGACCGTTCGTGCCGAGATTGCTACCCTGATGCCACAGATCGCAAACGCTGCCAAAAGTGCCGTAGCTGATGCTAGAATGCGAGGCGGTAGTTACAGCAAGTCACTGGTAGGAGCATAAAATGCCTTTAGCATTCCCAAGCGTAGGGATACAAAGTTTAAACATGAGATTGCGGCGCGTTGTTGCCGTATCTGAATCGCCGTTTACGTTAGACACTCAGGTATATGCTCACCAAGGCGCAAGATGGGAATGCGAAGTAACGCTGCCC